CATACGGTGTATTCTTTGGCTGTATAGCCATTTGCGCCTTCTACGGAGACAGTCTGCTTCGTAAAGGTGCTGGTGACATCGGCATTCATGGCCGTCTCGTTGATGACCTTGGTGACACCGGTCTTGCCGGTAATGCAGGCAATCACCACACGCTTTGCGCCAGCCGGGACGGAAATTGTGACGGTCCCAGAGGCATACGCCTTGCCACTCTTGGTCAGGCTTCGGATGTAGTCGCTGTCAACAGTGGGAGTTTCGACAGTTGCGCCGTAGAAGTAGTTCCGGAAAGGCGTGTAGGCGCTTGTGGTACTGGTCTTGGTGCCTGCGGCAATGGAGACAACAGGGTCGGATGCGCTGCCCAGGTTGTCATAGGCGGTCACACCGGCTGTGTGGGTGGCCGTGACCTTGTATTTCAGGGTGGATACTGCGTCTCCGGAGTCACCGATCACAAAGCCAGCACCGTCATTGGTGTCAGAGCCAGCGGTCAGAGAGGCGGCTTCAGCGCTGACGATCTCGGTGGTCTCACTGTCCGTGATCCGCTGGACGACCCACTTGGTGGCCGTTACGCCGGTGGCAGGGCCGTACTTGTAGGTTCCTGCATTCAGCGTCGCTGCGGTGTAATCTGCGGAAGTGAGCTTTGTGCCAGCCTCTACAGTCTTTGCGCCGGTCAAGGCGAAGCCGCTGACAGAGGGCTGTGCCGTAATGGTGGGCTGGAGCCGTTTGGAGAAGATGTCCGTCAGAATTGCGGCCACGGATTTACCAGATGTCTCGAATTCTGAGGTTCCGTTCTGGGTCTTGGTCTTGTTGCCGACCTGGGTGTAGTCCCCGGCCATGACGATATTGCTGCGCATGATCACCTTCTCCGCATCTACATTTCCGGCCATTGCGGCCCAGCTCTCGCCGTCGTAGATGTAGGCAGACTTTTCGTAGTCCGTTCCGTCTACCACGGTAGCGACCACAAAGACATCTCCACGCTTCGGCTCAGTGGCCTCAGTGCCTCCGAAAAAGGCTTCAATTACAGCCGTATCCGATGTCTCCAGGCTGGTCTTGGTGCCGGTGTAGACGGTGCCACGGGATTCTGCGATAGCTCCCTCGTACTCCGTCTTGACCTTTTCAGTCACGGTTTTCAGGAGCCCCAGGTTTAAAAGGGCTTCCTCGTTGTACGCCATAGAAAAACTCCTCCTTTGTATTTACTCCTCGGATTCCTCCGGGAAGATCTCACCCAGCATCTCGGTCACATCATCTTCCGTTGCGATTTTCATGTCACAGGAACCGGTACCTGTGCCGGGTTCGATGTTCTTTACAGCCTCGTCGATGGCATTGGTGTACTCTGTCTTGACTCTTGCTGTCACCGACTTCAAAAGTCCGAGGGTCACAATACTATTCGAGTCATACGCCATGTTTCATTCCTCCTTAAAATTTTGAATTAAGAAAAGATATCATCCAGCATGTCGTCTACAGCTTCCTGGGTAGCATAGGTCGCTTCCTCGGCCACAAAGGGCTCAGTAGCCGCAGAATCTCCATCGTCACCGGAGCCACCACTGGAGCCGCCACCGGAACCGGAACTGCCACCGGTGCCGCTGCCAGAGCCGGAAGAACCGCCGGAACTACCGGATCCGCCACTCCAGGAGACACCGGAACCGGGCAGCAGCAGCGCAATGGTCGCTTCGATGGTCTGTTCAGGCTGAGTCACGGCCCAGAACCGCAACTTTCCATCCATGGTCTCTACGTCCGGGCAGAGGCTCGCAGCCTTGGCAATATCCAGAGAGTTCTTGTGCAGGGATACAACCGGGTACTGCTCCGCTGTCGCCTCGGTGCAGTCAATCTCGATCACATAGGGATAGTCGTCCTGGGCAGCACCGTCTTCTGGTTCCTGGAGCACCCAGTCGCCTGCGGGGATGGAAATATCCAGGACGGTCACGGCAGCAGGATCTATGGCCTGGATTCGGGACCGGAGCGAAGAAATGTTGCTGTTGATCGTCGAGATGTTCCCTCGAATGCTTGAAACGGTTCCGCTGAGATCCGACACCGTCTCCCGGATGTCCTGGTGAGAATCTTCTGCCTCGTTGTGCTCTGCGATCTTATCCTCCAGGACCTTTTCTGTGACCATGCCAGACGGATCAACCACAAGGCTGATCTTCACATCGTTGGTCATAGCGATAAACGCATAGATCTCCACGGAGAACTCGGGCGTTTCAGTCGAATCCGGGATATACAGGCCCTGCTCGTCCTGCATGATAAACAGCAGGTTCTCCTCCTCTTCTCTGCTGAGTTTTGCATACACGGCCACCTGATTTAGGGTATAGGCTTCCTCCAGAGCTACATTGTCGATGCGGATGCTTACCTTTTTGCCTTGCTCCAAGTTGCTCACGCCGACCAGCTGCAACTCCTGTTTTTCGTCTGCAACTCCGGTCTGACTCTCCAGGTCAGCCACATCAACGGTTCCCGTGCCGCCGACAGCCCTCGTGATCGTCAGCTCCTGCCCAGCCAGCAGCTCATTGAGCATCCTGAGTCCTTCAGACGTGACAACGCTATTTGAAAATGCCATTGACTCTTACCTCCATAGCTATATGACTGCCGGTTACGATCCCGGCCTGGATCGGTATTGTTCCGTGGGGCCGATCCAGCACGCCACCCACCTTGACGCTTGCGCCCAATTTCATGTGTGTCCCGGATGTTACCGCTGCCCGCTGTAGCAGATTCCCGTGGGGCCGATCCAGCACACCATGTATCGCTATATTGGCACCGAGGCACATGCTGTAGCCCAAGCAAGCAGTTCCCGCATGGGCAGTCGCTGTGCTTTTGGCGCTCATGGTATATGCGATACCGTCCAGATAGGAGCGGACATTTTTGTAAAGCATCAGCCGTTCCAACAGCCGTTTCTGTTTCTCTCTTGTCAGGTCCGATTCTGTTGCATCTACAACTGCCCGGAAGTGATAAGGCTCTCCTTCATACTCAAACCATTCCTGGATCTCTGTTTTTTCATAGACGGTTTCGGCGGCTCTGACCACGGCTGACTTTGTTCCCGCTTTTCGCTGTATATACCTTGCTGTCTGTAGGATCTTCTGCTTCTCTTCGGCAGTCCCTTGGAACTCCTCTACGCTGATATTGAGATCGTATCGGAGTACATCCATAGCCTCTTCGCTGAGCCCATCAAATTTCGGCCAGATCAGCACACGCCAGATCTCCGAAGCAATGCGCCGCTCTTCTTGGGCCACCGCTTTTGCCAGAGCTACATACCGCTTGTCCTGCTTCATGCTCTCCGGCAGCAGCTCTACATAGTCCATGTTGTGAATAGTCTTAGGCATCTTCTATCCCTCCGAAGACAATATTCACGTTCTGTTTCTGAGCGACCTGCACATCTTCCACCACTGTAAAATGCGGTTCCCGGATCACGGGACGCTTGATTCCAGCGGCTTTTAGTCGTGTCACAAGCTCTGATTCGTTGATGTCTCGGCCAAGCTGTGTCGTCTGCCATTCGATGTAGTCCATGGTCGCCGCTTCTACTGCTGCCTCCATGGTCTGCTGACTGACGGTGCTCCCCTTCTCCATGTACCAAGTAAAGTCCACGTTGAAAGGTACTGCTTCTGGCGGCTTCACCCTCACCAGATCAGTGAGTGGGCGTTTATCTGACTCGCTGATGTAGTTGTAAACAGTCTCCAGCAGCTCGTCATTCTCCTCCGGCACGGTGCCATCGGCACGAACGATATAAACCGTTACCTCGCCCGGCGCTGTTCTCACAGCCTTCACCGACCCCACGCTGGCGCTGGCACTCTTCGCATGATATTCATAGGCCGCGCTGGCTCCTGCTGTTGAGTAGGCCGCCTCGCTCTCCCGCATTCGCTCGTAAAAATCTTCGTCGCTTTCCCGAACGCTTCCGCCGTCACTCTCGGTCAGATTTGTGACGCTCTCCAGATTCGGTACATTGTCATTGTCGATGCAGACGTTTATAGTTCCCGGCTTATATCCGTTTCCAATGGTGCCAGTCTGCGTACATTTGGCCGGAACATCTGCATACAGGCTTCCGGCTGGTATGTAGCTGGTCTCTGAGACCTCAAATACTACCTCGCCGTCCTTCGTGACCTTGGTTCCCACCGGGACCGCTGTAGCGCTCTCGCTTGCCGTGCTAAGTGTGAATCGCATAGTCGTTGTCGCTGCGGCGGCCTCCAGCCGGACCAGTCCCCAATGATAGTTCTCCGAGATGCTGTCCAGGTAGTCTCCAAAGGCGTATCTTGGTACATTCAGTTTAGCCGTCTCGTTGATCACGGCATAAAGCTGAGCGTGAACGGAGGCTTCCCAGGCAATATGCAGCCGCATCGGGTCAGCCTTTCCCAGGCTGCGCCCCATTTCTTTTTCCCAGGTGGAGACCATCCTGTCATAGATGCTCTGCGCATCTTCTTGGATAAATTCCACATCCGGGAAGGTTCTCTCGTCAGCCACTGATTACCACCTCCACTTTTGGAACCAAAACGCTTTCTGAGGACTCCTTAAAAGTAATCCTCGTCGGAATGGCGCGTTCTTCTTGATCTTCGATTGCCGTGTATACATCTCTTCGAGCGATCACCTGGGCTACCGGCATTCTTCTATGCAGGGCATCCGCTTTCACGCCAATGTCCCGTGCAAAAGGGCAGTTGCCAGCATCCGTGACCAGAATTGTCTTGACACATTGCAGGATCTCTTTTAGCTCGGACTCTGGCAGAATGTCGATGTGCTCCATCGTATCTCCGGTTATAAGCTCCCTCAATGTCCTGCGCCTCCTATTTCACATAGCTCTTCAGCGACAGGTCCACGTCCGCCGAAATCAGGTCTCCCGCTCCATCGAAATGATTTAGCGTTCTCTGGGTGCTGACGATCACCCATCTATATTTCCCGTAGGAGTGCTCTCCCAAAATCATCGGAAGCAAGGTCCCGTTGCGCTCATACTCAAAAAGTCTGGTGATCTCCTCCATAGGATCTACGCCAAGGAATACGGACAGGTGAATTGTAAAGGAGATCTCGTCTGCTTCCCTTCCGGCAAACTCCAGGAGCGGTTCCATCAGGTGCCGATTATGTTCTTCCCATTTTGCGCCAGAGGACCAGATCATGTCATTGATGGTTTCCATCTTTTCCTTGGACATTGTAAAAATCACATCTCCAAGGCATCCGACTTGTGCCATACTCCATCACTCCTCAATCCTGCACACTTCCGATCACAAAGCCCTGCCCATTCCCATTTGGGATCATGATGCAAAGCACGCTATCTCCGATGCTTGGCACCCAGCGTTTGATTCTGTGGCTGTGGCTCGCGAACTCCCCATAGCCGGAACCGCCGCTGGCTTCTACGGTAAAATTCTGTGTGTTATCCAGAATCGTCAGGTCCATAGATGTCGTGCCTTTCCCTTTAAACCGCACACGGGCTTTTGCTCCTCGCACTACCTCCACGGTCCCAACCTTGATAAGCTCTGTTCCGTCCATTTCAGTACCCTTCTATCACTTTGCTGATCTCGATTTTTGTGACATATTTGCCGGAGATGCTGTGCTCTGCCCGGTCAATGCTCCACTTGCCGTCAAAGTCGCCCCAGCCCTCAATTTCCACATTGTTCCCAGCACAAAGGTCTGTGTCACCAACCATGGTCAGGTTGCCGGTCATCTCGCCCTTGTTCTCGGCTCTCAGACGCTTTTTTGCAAGCTCCATAGCTTCCTCATTGGAGGTTACCTCCTCTGTGACCTCCAGGACCTCTCCCTCCGAAAAAGCCGTGTTTGGCGTAAAGGTCGCCTCATAGGTATTCCCGTCCTCGTCTTCGTAGCTGACGTGGCAGCTGCTGTAGGCCGTGGTCGAAAGAGATGTCTCGAAGTTGTAGCTCGTGTAGCTTCCGTCGCCTCGTTTGATGGTCCGGACTGCGTCTTTCTGCTCATAGTCCGCTGCGTCGAACATCACCAGTATGCCATCTGTCACCTTCAGGCAAAGGCCGGCGTTTTTCGCCCGCTCCGACAGAAACTCTATGTCAGACTGATTATCTTGGAGCATGTATGTGAAGTTCGGGACATATGCTGAGAGATACATGAGCGTGTATCCTCCGGCTTCTGCAATCGTCCCGGAAATCTCTTTCAGTGTGGTATTGTTCCAGCTTCTGGTCTTCTTGGTCTTCCGGATCGCCGACTGATAACTAAGGCTGGTTGCGCCGAGTTCTACCACTTGCGGTGGACCGGATACCGTTACGTCGTCCAGCTCAAAGCTTCCGCAGTTCAGTACCTTGTCGTGTCCCAGACCGTCGTAGTTGCAGAGTGTGATTGCCGCTTCAATCCTTGTGTACTTGGCTCCATTGGTGGAGCTTCCGTCCTGCGTCGTGCTGCTGGATGTCGTCCCGCCACTCTTTGACGGTGTCAGGTATTGCGCACAAGCATAGTAGGTTCCGCCATTGTATCGGATCTTTGCCCAGCCATTGTCAATGCTGTACACGGTTGTCTCTGCGCCATAGCTCAGAGCACCGACCTTGGTGTTTCCTGTTCCAGGCCCCGTTCGCACATTCAGACCGATTTTCGCTGTCACCATGTAGGATGTCCCGCCGGTCTCCGTCTCCTCACTGGTCCCGTAGTTTCCGCTGGAGATCTGCGCATTTCCTTGGTCTCGGCCCTCCAGCTCTTTTCTGAGCCAGGAGCCGATCCAGATATTATTCGGGTCATTCAATTTGATTTTCAGATCATCCGTAGCGCCATCGGCCTCGTCTGTATAGCTAAATGTGTCGATGTCCCTATTGATATCTTCGCTGATGTCTGTGTTGTTGAACTTAACTGTTATGTAGGTTCTTCTGCCCAGGTTCCGGCTGCTCATGCTATCTCCTCCAGGGTGGCGTGCTGCTGGATGTCTCTGAGGTGCTGGCCGTTTCAACATCCGGTAAAGTCAGAACCACTCCTTCGTCAAATACGACGGTCTCCATATGCTCCCGGTTCGCCTTGATGATGTCCCACATAAGAGCACTGTCTCCCAGTTGGAACCAGGCAATAGATTCAAATGTGTCCCCCTGAACGGTTCGGTACTCAGTAGCCATAGCTTGTCCTCCGGTCTTTCTTGTCCATATCCCGGATCACCTTCGTGACTCGTTCCTCCAGTTCCTCGGAATAGGCGTTCAGCTGCTCGGCAATGCTTTCGCCGTTGCTTGCGCTGACCTGCACATTCGGGCTATACTGGACCACGACCTGCTTGGTACTATCCGCTCCGCTGCCAACATACACGGCTTTTTCTGCGGCCTTTTGGTTTGAGAGCGAGGCAAGCATCTGGGCACCATACTCAGTCAGCCCGCCATACTGGTACTCGGTCCCATTCTCCATGTACTCAATCGGCTGGTTGGTACTGCCCATGCCGAGCATTTCAGCAGCCGCTTTCAGGTAACCGATGTTTTCTTCCCGGTATGCCGGATCGAAAGAGATCACTGCCTCAGTCGGATAGTTTGGATCTTCACCGGCGACGCTCGGCCCATTGGTAAATCCGCCGTGCGCATAACCTGTTCCTGTTTTTGTACTCGATCCGCTTCCGCTAGTTGACAGCGCCGCTGCTACCTGAACTGCTGTGGTCTTTGCGGAAGTCACTGCCAAGCTCAGTTTACTTTGTAGCGCATTGTAGTACGCAAGACCCGTTGCGGCTCCGGCTGTTCCTGCGGCTCCTGATTGATTCAGCTCCGCTACCATGTTCCCCATGTCCGTCTTTACCTGGTTCTGTAGCTCCTGAATTTTAGTCTCGATTGCAGACGACATTTCCGTGAAGCTGGTTTCCAGATCGGCGGTGTGCTGTGCTGTCGTATCCTCCTGGCCTGCCATATCGGAGAAAGCGGAGTTCAGCTCAGCTATTTTTGTAGCACGGTCCTCCGTGTTCATGTTCCCCAGCTCTGTTGCAAGATCCTGCGTGTTTGCAACGCCGTCGCTGGTCTCGTCGCAGTACCTGGTCAAAAAGTCGGTAGACAGGCCGTAGCCTTGCAGCGCTTCTAGGTTCGTTTGATAGGTCGCCCAGTAGCTCTCGATCTGCTGCATATTGCTGATTGCATTGTCTACAGTGAGCACAGTCCGGTCAGCATCCAGGCTCAGTCCTTCCTGCAAGCTGCTCTGGCCCTGGATAGATGTCAGGGCGCTTTCGTAGGCCTGCTCATAATCGTCCTGTAGGTCCTCCAGTTCCTTCTCCAGGCTCTCCAGACTCTGCTCTGCCTGATACATATCCATCTCAGCCGTAGTCACGCCAAAGACGTCTGCCGCTTCCTTAGCGTCCATGTACCCGGCTTCCACAGTCTTGCAGGCTCCGGCGACATTCTCCTGCCGTTCCTCCGCAATGGTGAGATAGTCGTTGAGGTCGTCCACGGAAATGCCATAGAGCTTTGCGGCCTGGTTGGCGGTCAGCGTCTCGGAATTAACCGCAGCTATGGCGCTCACCACATTGGAAAAATCATCGTAGCTGCCAATCAGAGTGTCGTTGGTCACTTCTGCTGCTTCTGCAAGGTCTGTCTGGGCGCTGGCTGCATTTTCGAGTTCTCTCCTGTATACAGCGACATCTTCGTAAGCTGTTGCCATCGAGATACCGTAGCGCTCCATGGCCTCTGCTACCGTCAGCTCTCCATTTGCGATCTGGCCGCCTATCGTCGAAGCTGTGTAGCCCAGTTCTCCAAGCGTGATGTTATAGTCTCCGGACAGTTCCTTCAGCTCGTCGAAAGTGATTGTCCCGGCATCCATGGCCTCTTTGAACTGGTCCATGGCTTCCTGGGCATCCCCAAGAGCTTCTACGTTGGTGTCACTGGCATCACGGGCAGCTGTGCTCCAATAGCTCGCGCCATCCGATAGCTCGTAGTACCCCTCGTCTAAGCGCTCTATCATGTAGTTTGCTTCGCCGAGGCTTTCTACTGATACGCCTTCGCCCACCAGCGATCCAAGCCACTGGCTGATTTCTCCGATCTTGGTTTTGTAAGTATCAGAGTCTACATCGATCTCGCCCAGTTCGACCTTTTCCTGTAGGTCGTTTCGTAGCTCTTTGACGTGCTCCAGGACTTCATCTGTAGAATGAGCACTTGCATACTCCCAGTTTTCCATTGCGGCTTCGTAGGCAGCTGTAGAACTATTCACCTGGGCTTCTGCTGCAACGTAGGTGTCCATGACACCTTGCATATTCGTGGAAATCTCTTCTCCATCGGCCAGTTTCTGGGCTTCGATGTTCCGATAAATGGCCTCTGTCTGAAGGTCCCATTCCTCAGTTCCTGCCTCGATATTCCCAAGCAATTCGGGATATGCCTCTTTTAGGGCCGCAACCGCTTCGTCTAACTGCCCCTGCTCATATTCCAGTTCCTCTGCGCTCAGAGTCGCATCCTGGACGGCCTCGGCCTGTTCCCGGTAGATGTCGATTAGAGCTTCATTGTCCTCCAGGGCGGCATAGTCGTCCAGCAGAGCACTCATTTTTTCCGTGGCTGTTTCTGTGTTGGCCCACATGGTTGCCAGCGCCGTAGATATTCCCACGATTCCGGCCACGATGGCCGCAGATGCCCATAGCCCGGGGTTGGCAAAGGCCGTCCCTAAGAATAGCGTGTCCACGAGTTTGATTGCCGTGGCCACACCAGTTAGGCCCACTGCAAAAGCTCCGAATGCTGCCGTCGCCACCTCTGCTCCGGTCACGACTTGCGGATATTTCTTCACAAATTCATTTGCAGCATTGGTTACATCCGTCAGGTCTTCTGCGCCCTGCTGTAGAAAATCCAAGCTGATCTCGCCGATGCTCGTTTTCAGGGCATCAAAGGCGCTCTCTAGGATGATTACGCTACCCTGAAAGTTATCCAGCCGAGTCTCCGCCATGCTCTCTGCGGCTCCGTCACAATCCGAGATGGTCTGGTATAGCTCGTTGTATTCCTCCTCAGTTGTGTTTACAATAGCAAGGAGGCCGGACATGCCGCGCTTTCCGGCAATCGTGGAAGCGTATGCTACCTTATCAATTTCGCTGAGGCCGTTCATGCTGCTTCGCAGTTCCGAGAAGACCTCATTCAGCCCGACAACGTTGCCGGTTTCGTCTGACAGGGATACCCCCAGTTCATCTAGTGCCTCTGCTGCATCCGTGCTCGGTGCAGCCAAGGAGGCCAAGATGTTCCGGAGTGCCGTGCCGTTCATGCTGCCCTTAATGCCGTTGTTTGCCATTGCCGCAATGGCGGTGCTGACATCTTCGATGCTGTATCCAAGAGCTCCGGCCGTAGAAGATACATATTTTAGCGTATCTCCCATCAGGTCTACGGTTGTATTTGCGTTGGTTACGGTGTTCGCCAGTACGTCACAGAAATGCGTCGTATCGTCTGCGGAATATCCAAGGGCCTGCATGGAGTCTGTTACAATATCGCTGACACGACTCAGATCCTCACCTGCTGCCGCCGCCAGGTTTGCCACAGCCGGAATGCCGGAGATGATCTCCTGAGCGTTCCATCCGGCAAGCCCCATGTATTCCATGGCATCGGAAATTTCTGTGGCCGTATAGATCGTTGTAGCGCCGACTTCTTTTGCGACGGCACCCATCTCGCTCAGTTCTTCATTTGTGGCACCGGAGACGGCCTGCACGCCGCTAAGAGAATATTCAAAGCCTTCTGCTGCGCTGATACAGCTTTGCCAGGCTTCACCCAGCTTCTCCACAGCTTGAATTGCCGTGTAGGCTGATGCAGCCAAGGTCTCCATCTCTGCGATCTGGTCAATCAAGGCATTCTGGCTGGATGCAAGCTCTTCCTGTTTCTGCTTAGTTTTTTCTGTGGCATCCGCCAGTTTCTTTTCCGACTCAGACAGATTGTTGACATCCACGCCGGCTGTCTCCAGCCTTGATTTAATCTCGTCTAGCTTGCTTGTCTGATCTTTGAGCTTCTGGTTGGCTGCCTCCAGGGCATTTTTGGTCTTTGCCTCTTTTTCATTCAGCGCTTCATCTTCACTTCCAGCCGCTTTCGCAGCCGCAGCAGCTTTATCATAGGCTTTCTTTTTTTCTTCTACTATCTGTGTTGTCTTTTCAACAGCTGACTGCTGCTTTTGATAAGCGGAGATGTCGTTGAGAATGCTGTTGTTTTGTTTAATTACCTGCTGATATTCATTCAGCTTGGACTTTGCATTGTTGAACGCGGCATTGTAGCTGCTGTCAGTTGCTGCTTTCAGCAGAAATGTCAATATGTATTCTTTACTTCCGCTTGCCACGTTCTCGCCTCCTGTAGCTCTGGCCTATTTTTTCTTTGCCCGTTTTGCCCGTTCCTCAAAGGCGTTGTTTGCCGAAATGATCCACGCCCTCAGTTTTAAAAGCGGCAACTCATAAAACCATGGAATGGGTGTGTGTGTGTCATGGGCCATCAGGATAGATTGTTCCCGAACATAGTCCGATATGCTATCTGCGTCCGTCAGGCCAGCCCGAGCAAAAAACGGCGCACCTCGCTGTCGATCTGCATGTATTCCCGCATAGAAAGCGCTTTTAGTGCCTGCTCCGTCTCTCCACTGGCCTTGACCGCCAGCTTCATCCGGTATTCTGTGTTCATGGCAGGTACAATCACGACGATGTTCTTCTCCCGAAATTCATCTTCAATGGCATCAGCGTCCGCTCCTGTCAGGTGGTCAAAGTCCAGGTTGACTGCGCTTTCCTCTCCTTTTCTCGGGACAAGATAAGTCTGTACCAGATCCTTTACCGCCTGATTCTCCATAAAAGGCAATGCTGTTGTTTTGTTTAATTACCTGCTGATATTCATTCAGCTTGGACTTTGCATTGTTGAACGCGGCATTGTAGCTGCTGTCAGTTGCTGCTTTCAGCAGAAATGTCAATATGTATTCTTTACTT